TTCATTTTTCATTTTTATATATTAGACAAATATATAAATAAAGATAAGATTACGTAATTTTAAATGGACATTCAAACAAATTTTTATTATTCTTATTTATATTATTCTTATTATTTTTAAAATTGATAATAAAAACGATACACATTATAGTATATAGGATAGGATAGGATAGGATAGGATAGGATAGGATAGGAAGAAGGAATTACAAAATAGTAAACGAAACGAAACGAAACGAACCGAAGAACGAACGAAGAATATAAATGGCGCACACACATTCGAATAAAATTGCACGATTAGTTGGATTTGCAGCGGAAGAAAGTCGTAACTCCGTTCAACAATTCAAACACGGGGCAGTGTTGTGCAAAGGAGGTAAAAAAATATGCTGCAGTCACAACATGGATACGAGGACGTCGTATCGAAGGAATATATGCTGCAGCATTCATGCGGAAATGGGTGCAGTAACCAAATTTTTAAACAGTTACATTAAAATACACTCGCATTCAAAAAAAGATCCTGATAAAATTAAGCGAAAGTTGGGGAAATTTTCCATCTGTGTTGTAAGAAGCATTGTATCTGAAAATGACATTCATTGTGTAAGTAGCGCACCTTGCATTGATTGTCTCAGTAAGCTAAAAACGGTTGGTTTAAAAAATATAATTTACTCAAATCAAGATGGGAGTATAACGAGTGTAAAACTTTCATCGTTTCATCCATCCAACTCATTTGTAACCGCTTCAATGAAAAAACAAGTATTCATTGAAAATATGCGTATCAAACCCTTGATACGACTATGATTTTCGCCTCTAATTAATGTCTTATAAATGTTTTTTTAAAAGTTCTTGCATATACCAAAACTCCTTCTGTGCCATTCGCTTATCCCGTGTTGTTTTATTCCGTCCATATGTTTCTTTGTTCCGTATCCTTTATTATTTTCGAGATCATATTTTTCTTGAAGTTCTGGATGTTCTTTGCAGAGTTCCATGATGTATTCGTCTCTCGATACTTTTGCCAATATGGATGCTGCTGCAATGGATGCATATGCATTGTCCCCCCCTTCAATCGTTGAATAATGTAAATGCATGGACTGTTTTGAATCATGCGGATACGGATGCAACATGGGTATAAAATCATTTCCATCAATGAGTAAATAATAATCTTCTCCATTTTTATTCTTGCTCGTATTTTTGACATCATCGCATACTTCGCGAATCGCTTCATGCATGGTTTGAATGGTCGCCCTTCTTATATTTAATATATCAATAGTGTTATGTTCAGCAAATTTGACACTCCATGAAATCGCGTGTCTTTTAATATACTCGGCAACTTCTTTTATTTTTTTTTCCGAGTGAAATTTCTTGCTGTCTTTCATCTTTGAAAAGTCAAACAGTTCCGATTCTCGAGGCAATACAACAGCCGAAACATATACTCGTCCGAACATCGGACCTCTTCCCGCTTCATCCACGCCAATTTCTAGAAATGTGCTGCTGCCACTGTCATTGTCGTCGAAGTAACGACTTTTTAATATTTGATGTTGGTGTAATTTTCGATTTTTTTTTACAGGAATTACGCCGATATTGTCTTGTTGTTGTTGTTGTTGTTGTTGTTGTTGTTGTTGTTGTTGTTGTTGTTGTTGTTGGTCCATTTACAAAACTCTAAATAAAATTCTATAGTATTAATAATAATCAGAATCAGCATTCACTAATATTTCTTTCAATTTTTATTTTATTTAGAGGTATGATTTGTATATTTACTACATACATACATTTTTCATACATTTACATATTTATATTTATAAGAAAATATGATAACGCATATTCTTATAAATTTATAAAACATTGTTGTTGTGAATATAAAAAATAATATAATTTAATTTATTCCCAATTCTTCCAAGATATCCATATTTTTAAAAATCAGTTTATTATTTACGCTTGGATACTCTTTCATTTTCACTTTCAACGTGGATAAAAATTGAATGTTGGATACAATACTTTCCCATTTTTCATGGGTTGATAGAATATTTTTTCCATTGGTTAATAAAATAAAAATATTTTCATTCAATTCTTCTAGTTCATTCATTTTATTTGCTTGTTTTATATACGTATTCACCATCTCTTGCAACTCTGCAATAATTTCAACCACACTGTCCGAATCCAACATGTTTTCTTTCATCAAATTGATAATAAACATGCTCATTGCCTTTCTCTTGTCATTCAATTTTGTAACCTCGCAAAACTTGTTATAGTCCACATTTGGATCAACATACTCAACCCTTTTAAACAATCCTACAAATTCTGAATAGCTCTTTTCAAAGACTTTTGTAAAAACATCATGGCACTGCACCAGCCGTTTAAACAATTTTGCATAAAGCGCAGAATAAAACATGTTGGAACTTGCAGTATTGAATACGGAATTTGCAATTTTGTTAATGTTCTCTTCATCAATGTCGGTAGTGAGACTGTCGTCTATCCCACTTTCTTCTTTTTTTATAATAATAATGTTATTTACTTCAGAAATTATTTCTGGTTCAACTACACTGTAGGTTGAATCTGTTAACTTGTTGAGTAATGAACGAATCGCATCAATCCGTTTTTCAATGCCTTCTGCTTTTTTCATTTCTGTTTTTTGAAATGTCCGGATGAGTGTCCAGTCTTCGTCACTTATTTGAGACGGTTTGTTTTTTGTGCGTCGATTTGCCGTTGACGACGACGACGACGACGACGATGATGATGAAAAAGAAGTCTCTTGAAATTCAGACTTCTCTCCTCCGACGTTATTTGTTTTTTCTTGTTTAGGAAACATTGGCGTCTTTACATACGTGGGAGCACCAACTTTATTTGCTAAAGACGATATAAGCTCAATAACATTACTGTCTTTTAAATCATATGAAAATCCACTTGCCAGAATATTATTAATATCTTCAAGTGTATATTGTTTTAATACTTTTGCCATTTGTCTCGGCTATTTTTATTACTACTTATTATACTGACAGTTATTTATATCAGTTTATATATTAATATTAATTAATCTTATAAAATATTCTTATAAAATTTCTATAAATGATACAAATTTTTTTATAATAAATTTATATCATTTTTTTAGTAATGTAAAAAGCACTTGTAAAGAGTATTATTATTCGGACCTACTGTACGCCACAGCCTCCAATATTATTTTCGATACTCACAGCAAATGTAGATAAAATAGCATAATTTAAACTGGCTATTGTAGTTTTTGGTAAAGATGAACTAGGTATGTTAAAATTATTAGTTATACTTGATGAAAATGGATTTAATATTTGATAATAGATTGGTGAATTTAGATCAGGTACTATTACAATAGTTTGGGGTTGTGGAAAATTAGGATATGAATAAGGTATACTAGTGTTAAAATTTGTTTCGTCATTGAGCGAGTACACGATAAGGGTTGTTACATCATTGTCATTATTTTCATTTCCGGGAATAAGTTGATTAGTAACTGTAGCTGCAAAATATGGTAAACCATTATTAGGTGGAACAAAACAATAAGAAAAAAATGATGGTGTTGTAGTATTATTAATTGTCGTCGTTGATATACCCGAAACATTTACAAATGGAAACATTGGACCGGCAGAATAATTTATAACACCGGGCAATGGTGATGGTAAAGTAAAATTACTACTATTAAACGTCACTTGAAAACTGCTATTAGGAACAAGACCAAGATTTCCAGATCCTATATTGATCAATGAAGATGGCCAATTGCTTAAATTAGCACCTGGTCCTAGAAGACAATAACCAATATTTCCATTCTTATTATTAATATCTACTAGTTTCCAATTTTCAGGAAGATTAAGCGGTGGTGTAGAAGTAGAAAAGATAAGTTTTTGACTAATAACACCCGTAAGAGTAGTTGAATTAAAGTTTACACCTGTAATAGTTGCACCTGTTAAATTTACATTTGTAAGATTTGTCTTCGTAAAATTTACACTTGTAAGATTTGCGCCAATAAGGCTTGTGCCAGTAAGGTTTGCATTTTGATATGATGTGTTACTAAATGTACACGAAGAAAATGTGTTGTAATTATTATTATTAAATGTGGTACTTTGATTTGTATTATCAAAAATTGCAGACGTGAAGTTGCAATCATTAAATGTATTACTGTAAAAATTCGAGCTAGTAAAATTTGCAGACGTGAAGTTGCAACCAACAAATGTATTACTGTAAAAATTCGAGCCACTAAAATTTGTAGACGTGAAATTACAAAAATTAAATGTTATACTATTAAAATTTGAATTTGAATAATTTTTGTTTGAATAATTTATATTATCATTAAAAACGTCACCATTATCAGGTAGAGATACAACAGTGGTAGTTGCGGCATCGATATCAAAACGCACATTGTGTAATATTTTATTTATTGGAAGTTTTACTAACGGCTTAGAAACACAGTTTTTTATAATTGGTTTGATTGAAACTAAAAAATTGGTATTATATTTATTATCGTTATTATAAGTTGCATTTTCAATAACAAAAATGTATTTTGTATTACCCACTTCCATAATAGCAGTTGGAGTAAAATTATTGGATGACGGGAAATTATTTTGTACCCAATTTTTTGCACTTACTAAAGATACACTACGATGACTATTTTGATTATTTACATTTGTGCTCGACCATGTTTGATATTTTAAAAAATTGCCAATACCGGCTAAATTAACTTGATATTTATGATTACCTTTTTCTTTAATAATAACTTTCTTCGCTTTTACAACAAAATCAAAATCTGCCATTTTATACACGCTTTTGATGACTTAAAAATGTACGAATGTAATACTTTCTTTATTTATACTTTAACAATAGAAAATAATTTAACAATAAATATTTATTAAAAATATTAATATTATAAAATCGACTCGCAAATTACATCACATCAATCTATGCAAACTTCTTGCAATGAATCCCATTGGATTATAATTGTAAACGCTTTCAAGACCAATGTGAGATAATCCGTGCACACCGGCTGCGATTGAAAATAAAAGAACCAAAAAAATTTTCTTGTCGGGCGTCATTTTTTCAAGATAAGAATAATTGGAAATAACAAAAAATAATGCTAAAACAACAAACATGATATTTGCAAGGTGTGCATAAAAAGACAAACTCAAGAAAACTTCTGGATTCATTTTTATTATACTTTTATTATACTAAATTATATAAATTATATAATAATATATATATATATATATATTATAATTTATTTATTTATCAATGTAAATAAATTATATTATATAAATGCTCAACCGATGTGATCACTGCTTAGAATAAATGTTTCCGAATTCATATATAAACAAACAAAACAAACATACTAGTCATCAAATAATTTATTTTAATTACTACCATAGTTGCATGCCGCATATGCTTTTTCACGCGACATTTCGCGCGACGGAATGCCTCCGCGTACCCACCCGTCTGCTGCCACACCTTCGACTAAATTGGAAGGATTCGACACAGTCGAAGCAATAGACGGAATAAGTGGATAATTTAAATAATTTGAATAGCATTGTTCTGATAACAGATTAACACTCCGTTTGTTAATTGTAACATCGCCCTGAATCAATTTTGATTCCAACAACGGATTGCATTCGCCGCGTCCGAGGTACGGTACAGTTACAAACGGTCGCTGATTCAGAGTAATTCTACATTTTGGACGTGTGAGTTCGCTGCCGTTCAACAGTTGAGAATTCACGTCAATATTGCATCCGCCTGCTCCAACTTGGTGACCACCTTCATAAAAAATTCCCGGCTGACTGGTTGCAAATTCAATCGGTCTTGTCATTGTGCAATCTGATGCAAAAAAATTTTGCAACATGTAATTTCCGGAATTCAAATTTTGAACATTTCGCTGACTTAATCCGCATGTATCGTTTCCGATGCGTGCCATATTATCAAAAACATAATCTTTAATTGTTGCCATATTTTGTAAATGTTATAGTATGTATGTATAATATAATATTATATATATATACATAATAATATAAAAAAATCATTCTAAACATAAAATTTAATGGAATAAAATTAATTTGAAAAGATTGAAAAGATTGAAAAGATTGAAAAGATTGAAAAATTATTTAATTGATCACACTGCCTAAAACCGGATTAAATCTTTGACAAGCAAACTCGTTTCCTTCTTTGCATGAAATCATAGAACCGTAACAAAATTCTGCAAATGCTTTTTGATCATTTGGAATGGTGGTGCTTGGATTGGTATAAAAACTCCGCATAGAATCATCAAACTCATATTTATCTCCTAAATCTGCAAATAATTTCTTTCGCAGCTTCTCAGCTTCCGTTATAGTTCTTGGTTCGAAATCTAAAACAGTCGCAACTTGTGTAGTGTGATTGATTTCCTTTTCAACCTTGGGATTGTATGCCGGCGCAGCCTGGTTTCGCTCCGGATCATATGCTATTTCCGGAAGTAATACATTCATCATTGGATTTGTAACGGTTGGTGTGGTCAAATTCGGTTTTAATGCATTATACAATTTTGAATTGACAAATCCTTCCTTTTTATCGCCATTGGTGGCATTTGCATTTGCACCGTTATTATTATTGTTATTGTCGTTATTGTCAGCATTTTTACCATTTTTTGAATCATACTCTTCTTGGTATTGTAACTTGTACATCATAACAAAAATAGCTAAAGTAATTGTTCCCGTAAAAAGTATATTAACATTTTTCGTAATTAAAAATCCTAAAATACTTAGGAGAATAACAATTCTTGATATTGCATTCAGTTTTTGTTCGATCGACATGAGCGGGGCAGGCCATATATCCATCATTTCTTCTCTATTAAATAATATTCGCGGATCATTGATCCAAAATGGTGTGGATAATAACTGTTTTTCCATGCTTGGAACCGGTTGCGGATAACTTAATGCCATGTTTGAAATTGTAGTAGGCATTGTATTAGAGCCATCGTTTTTATTTGATTTGCTTTTGTCAATGTTGTTCACTTGATTCATATTATTTGATACGTCGGATGCAGATTGTAACGTTGTTGTATTGGACATTTTCTTTTATTTTTTAAAAATACAATTAAATGCTATAATTATATTATCTTGTATGTAATGTAATAATTATAATACTTGTATATATATAATATTATAACTATTTATTATTATTTTTATACTCCAACTATTTATTTAATATAAAAAAATATTCTTAAATTTATTTCTTCTTCTTTTTTTTATTTGAATTATTTGAATTTGATGGCCTTGATGCCTCAGCCGGCGTTCTCTCAACAACTTCACCCGTACTAAAAACTTGTGGCATTGTATTGACTACATTTGAACTCGTGCTCGCATGTTGAGTTGTCGCGGCAAGAGCGGCATCCCGTTGTTGTTGTTGCACCTTCAACTTTTGCTGCATTCTCTCTTTCATTTGAGAAACCTTCATATTTCGTTGCAGGTGACTTTGCATGGCTCCAATGTTTACTTTACTTTTGTTATTACCTCCCATTCCACCCATCATACCACCCATTCCCATTTTATTCAACATGTCTGCTAAATTATTCATTCCCGGCATTCCTTTCATTTTACTTAACAAGTCGCTTGCTTCCTGCATAAGTTCGCTCTCTTTAATTTCCCCCGACTTGAATTTCTGGTCGAGCTTCGAACCCACGTTTTTTACAAGTGACATCAACTTTCCAGGATTTTTAAACATTTTCTGAAACACGTTTTTAAAATCCATATTCTCTCCATTCTCTCCTCCAAAATCCGTATCAAAATCTACATCCTTTGCCGTCTCTTCTGCAATCTCTTTTGCAAGTTTTCCAATTTTCCCATTCAAAATATGTGAGATGTGATCGTGAATGGATTCAGCGTTTGCATTTGGTTCCGAATTGTCCCCATTTTTATTCATATTCTTAGCCCAGTCAAAAAAATTAAATTCTTCTGATGAACCACAATTATCACTTGCGCCCGACTCTGAGTTAGCATTCGCATTCGCATTCGCATCTTTACCTTCACCTTCAAACATAGTGTACATTTGCTGAATGGTCTCTTCCAATTTGTTGCGCAGCTCGTCTTCGTTAATCGCCTCGAACAAATTTGCGGCATCACCAAACGATTTTCGATCATCAACATTTGTTATAATCGTCATTAAAATGAGTTGCAAGTACTTCCAAATGGTTTCGCGAGTGGCATCACTAATGCCTTCCGTGTTCCACAACACGCTAAAATCAATATTCGGCAAAAAATGCGTATTTACACTCGCGTACTCGCTCGCGTTTTTATCAAATAATTTTTCATTTTTATACAGAATATCGAAAAATCTCTCTGGATACACTTTTGAACAATATTCATAAAGAATTTGAACCACTTTCTGTGTTTCGGATTCCGATTCGGAACTAGAAATGTTGATTCCATTCGAATTCAAAAATAAACCGAGTGTGCTCTTATATTCGGGAAATGTGTTTGAAATATCAGAGAGAAATTCGAAAATAACCTTTTTAAACTCGTCTGGAATCTGTTTTTTTGATGACATCTACTTATTTTTATAAATAAAAAATACTATTTATATTTATAAAAATACTTGTAACGAATTATTTAAATGGTTGTAAATGATAATAATATATTTGATTATTTATTTATTTATTTTTATTTTCTTGAATAAAATAACATTTTGTTTACACAGACCGTTCGATGATGAATATTATTTTAAATAATTATTTTTTTATAAAAAATAAATATATATTATAAATATATATTATTTTGAAACTATAAAGATGAATAAATTAAGCAAAGAAGAAAGAAAGAATATATTTAAAAAAATGGAAGGATTCTACAATAATAAAGTAGTATTCGATTATTACAAACCAGAAAAAGATAGTACTCAAAAAATACAAGCATATAATTGGTTACATGTTAAATATATCGATCCTTTGGGAGAGTATGCATTGTTTAAAGGTTTACAACTTATTCCAAAAACCGAATATAGTAGATTAACTCAATTTAACACGAGCCCAGATATTAAAGACTTGTATGCATTTTCTATACAAGGATGTGTAGCAAATTATGATAAAGCAACGGGGGAAATATGTTTGAATTCCGTTGATTATGATGATAAAAGTTCATGGAGCTATAGAGGAACTAACGGGAGATCATTTTATGGAATTACAACAGAATGTAGTGTAAATACCGCGTTAAAAGGTGATGAATATCTTTTTGGTGGAAATGTTGGCGGAAGCACTCTTAGGAAGATGAAATGCCCTCTTAAAGAATTTAAATATAAAGACTTTGATGCTGTATACCTCCAACAATATGAAAATGTATATACCGGGACAAATTAGTTATAATAATACTTTCTATCCATAATATAATTTTGTTAAATTACACAAATTTTGAATATACTTCATTGATTTTTGTTGATTTTCCTCCGTCATATTCTTCACATACCCTCTCAAACGTTCAATAAAACTGGAAATGCCGTCGGTCATAGTAACATCCGCCGAGTAATCTTTATTTACAAAAAAAGAAATGTCACCATTTTCAATTGGTTCTTTGTATGGTACACGAATATACGTATTCCAATACTCTAAAACTAGTCTCGGGTTTGTTTTCTTGAATAAAAATAAAAGATTCTTCATTGTTTTCACTTCATCATCTTGTGGAAAAACGCTCTGAACGTCTTCGATAAATTCATCGAAATGTTTATTAAATCCTTTTACAATAAATGATTTTCCAATAGTCGCATCTGTTGTATTAGTATTATTACTACTATTACTACTGGTATTGGTATTGGTATTGGTATAATTTTCCTCGTAGTTCATGATTATATATACACGTATAAGAATACTTGTATATATTGCATTATTTTTATATTATTTTTTATTTAAACATTATTTAATTATGAAAATGTCACATATCGAAATAGGAAATAACCATCTACAATCAAGAAGACGTCGCACTAAACTGTTCCGTATTCCAAGTATACTTGCAACTGCTGCACATGTAGACAAATTTCAAATTCGTGTCATCATATCGAATGTATAAAACGGTGCAAGGTTTGTCCAGTTCCGTGTTTGTTTCGCACTCCACATTAGGACATTTCATGGACTTGATTCGCGGTAGCGTGGGATCCAAATGCGTATATTCATTCACTACATCCGCCAAATGAACGTCGGACTGCTTGAAATACGTTTTTGATACACTGATCGTTGACTCGGTATTCTTTTCCTCGTTTCCACAATTTCTGCATTTGTGAATAAGAATCTTGGTTGTTGGTTCTTCTGGACTGGAACCTGGAGCATCTCCCATTGTAATATAATACATGTTCTTACACACGCTGCAAAATTTCATTTCTTCAAGCGTTTACTTGTAATTGTAATTATACGTTATAAATAAAATGCGTTTAAATTCAATTTTATTAAAAATAATTAAATATTTAAATTGTTAAAAAGCGGAACCAACTCTTCATAGTTCACTTTGAATCCGAATAAATAGAGAGATGAAAAAAAATACTCTGTATGTAAAACCTTTCCACGATTCACTTCCAAGCGTTTCATAATCGCATCTCTATTTTGAATATAATGCGTCTTCATAATCGAGTAAAAATGCTTGCCGAATTCTTGGCTCATCGCGGGTATAATTCGTTGCAAATTTTCAATACTCGACACAAGATGATAAATTGAAAATGATAAGTTTCGATACTCAATCAGCGAATGATAATTTTTAAAATCTTTACTAGTTTTGGTAACTCCAGGTTCATTCAGAATCGGCTCATTATCCATGACAGAGATCAGCGTGAGTAATACCGATGAAATGGTTTGACATCCACTCCATTTCTCTCCGCGCCACGTGTTTAATATATCAATGCATACTTTCCCCGACTTGTAAAAGTTGGGATGAAATCGTGTTGTCCCATCGTTTGTGCAGTACTGTAATACAGGCGGAGAATGGGGATAGTCCGGAGGAAATGTAAATTTAAAAAAATAATAACCATTGCAATAGAGAGAATCTTTTGGACCGATAATAAGTGCCCAACCTTCCATCATATCGGTTTCGCTGTGTTTATAATAAATGCCTTGATCGTGTAGCGGATTTTTTACAATTTGTTGTATATCTTTTAGCAAACGCTTTATGGCGTCTTTTGATATCGTTATCGGAACAACTTCTTTTGACTTCTCGTTCTCGATTTTGGTATTCATTGTTGGCATTGGCATTGGCATTGTTGTTGTCGGGATCGATATGTAAATATTTTATAAATTGTAAATAATTATAATTCATTATGAAATACCATTTATATTGTATTTGTATTTAATAAAATAAAATAGTAAATTACAAAAATATATATTTGTATTTAAATATATAATTTTATAGTCAACTATACATACAATTCGTTATGGAAAAGTTACCGCGTTGTTTAGATTATCATCTTTCCCTTTTGAATAATAGAATATTTTCTACAACATTGTTTGCCTTGGTTTCATTGGGAGGTTCATATTATGTTTATAAAAAAATGTTACCTATGTTTTCAAGTGGTCGCAAACAAATATGGAAAAAAATTCCATTCATATATAATAAAGTAGAAAATGAAATACACAAAATGAAGGAAAAGAATGATGAAGAGGACGAATCATACTACAATAAACTAGTTGAAAACCTTAGGGCAAATGGTGTAACAAAAGTAGACATTGCAAATATAAACACGATTCAAAATGCGGGATACAGTAAAGAGGCGCTCATGACATACTTGGACACATTAAAGGATATGGATACATTGCCAAAACTAATAAGCGGGACAATGTACGACGATCATGAAAATCAACACAAGGAAATTATGCAAATGGCGTACAATTTGTACGCGTATACAAATCCAATGCACATTGATTTATTTCATTCGGTTGTATTCATGGAAAAAAATTTAATCGTAATGATAAGTAAACTGTTAGGAAATCTGGAACGTCAATGCGGTTCCATAACAAACGGAGGAACAGAAAGTATTTTCTTGGCATTAAAAACATACAGAGACATGAAACATGCAAAAATGTCAAATAATACATTCTTTCAAAATGCGCGGGCAAATGCAACCGTGCATAAAATAAATGTGGTTGCACCAGACACGGTACATTGCAGCGTAGATAAATTGTGTCACTATTTAAATATACAGCTAATTAAAATAAAATCAAATCGCGAACACCGCGTTACAGTTTGCGACGTTTTAAAAACGGTAAATGAATACACGGCATGCGTCGTTCTTTCTGCGCCTTCTTACGGTTTTGGCATAATGGATGACGTCGAACATATTTCTCCGGCAATGAAAGAACGAGGCATACCGGTTCACGTCGATGCATGTTTAGGCGGATTCGTTTGGATGTTTCAAGAAAGAGAAGTCGCGTCAAAATATTCATTTTGCGTGGAGGGTGTAACGAGTGTGTCGGTATGTTTACACAAGTACGGATGTTCACAAAAAGGTGTTTCTTGTATACTTTATAAGGATGAAAGCTATTTAAAATATCAATATTTTGTAACGGCAGATTGGGATGGAGGACTATATGTTTCTCCGACTATTTTAGGAAGTAGAAGTGGCGGACTAGTCGCGCAAGCATGGGCCGGATTTTTGTCGCGAGGGTACAAGGAGTATCAAGACAGCTCGAATAAAATTATTCAGGTTGCAAAGTATGCGCACGAAAAATTACAACTCGTTAATGAATGTCGTGTGTACCCTCTTGACTTGCACATTGTTTGTTTTGACTTTGGTAAAGATACATATAAATTGTACGACTATCTTGTTACCAAGGGATTTTACTTGAATGCTCTTCAAAATCCAGCCGCAATTCATTTATGTGTTACAAAAACTCACGACGAACGTATAATTGATGCGCTTATTCAGGAAATTAAAACATTCATTCAATGTAAAGACGTGCTGCAGTATAAAGAAGATCTAGCACCGATCTACGGAATGAAGGCATCCATTCCAGTTTATACAAATGAAATTTTAAATGAATGCATTTCTTCCTATCTGATAAACAAATATTCGACTTGAAATTATGATATAAAAATAAAGTTATGGCACAAAAAATATTAAATATAAATATTTATCATTAAATTATATTTGATATATATAATTATAACTATTAAGTATTATTTTTTTAATAAAAAAGTAATAAAAAATGTCAAATAAAAAAAATCCAATCGAAGAAATATACAAGTGTAGTATATTGAATCGACATCAAGGTGTAGCAGGCGGAGTACCCAAATACATTTTCGTTTTTTATGGAAACCCCGAAACTGAAGTAGCTTCATCATCGGAAATGTCATCGGAAGTTTTAACACGACTTTATAATACATACGTTGAAGATGGGTCCAATTCGAAACTGTTTGAGGACATTTTTAGCAAAATGGAACTAAAAAATATTGCGACATATGACATTCAAATATACATGATTCCTTTTAAGATATATTCAGATGATTCCGTCGATATTATAAAAAGAAAAATAATACTGGCCATAAAAAGTGTACCTGATCTACCGGACTATGCATACGACGAAATGTACTTGTTTTCAAAAACACCGGTAATATTTGATTCAAACGAAGTATATCACAAAATGACAGAATTAAATGAAGACGAACGCGATACGACCAGTGAATCTGATTTTATAAAAACATATTTAATGGGATACAGTTCTTCGGGCGACGATGGCGGCGACAAAGTCGAAAACATATTGTCTACTCTAAAAAGGTTGAATGGGAGAGAAATGTTTAAAGATGTTCCAATTGGACAAACCATCCCGTCAGATGCATATGTAAATCCATTTTTTAGTGAAAGGGTTGATATGGAACTTGAACTCTCAAAAATAAAATCAAAACTTAAACCTTTAGATTTACTCTTGCATACGAGGAATATTGTTCATAATACATTGTTTGTATGTTTTGCGAGAGATGTTATAGAATCAAATTCAGATGCGAATGAAAACGCTGTAATATTAAAAGCGTATTATCCTTTACTATACGCAGACGGAATTCAAACTCTGAGTCAGCTAGAATCCGAATCAACAAAAATAAAATTAGTTGAGAAAACGGATCAACTCGTTGAATCAAAAGAATTTCAAACAAACATGAAACAAATACAGCTATTTTATGATATTTTTGAACAATCAACGAAGCCCAAAATAAAGAGCGAAGAAGCAGGAATCATTGAAATAAATATTGAATTATTGCCAGACAGCGAATTCAATTTTCCTTTGGAAATACTTTTTAAACTGTTTCACGCAACAGAGCAGTGTCAACTTATTAAATACAATCCACAGTTTCAAGATGCGATTTTAAGAATGTATACCAGAAATCATACAAAAATAGGGAAAAAAATTCCATATTTCATAATGCAACACGAATCAGAATCAAATAAAGTATATGATATTTTTATGAAAAATAAGAGAAAAGAACAACAGACAAGTTCAAACATAAATACGCGTGTTAGTATTTACATTAGTTATAACAAATTAGAGAGACAGTATGGTGTAAGAAATAGCGAAAATATTGTTTTTATTTGCGACTTTGATGAAAATGGTCATATATTCATTCATGCATCTTTCAAAAATGCGTATAATGAAGATGCAGTCGATGAAATGATTCGTGCCGCAGTTTCTCCACACATACGCTCCATTGTTGATTACTTGCAGCAAAACGGATATAAAATGCGCGATTTTTATTCCATGTATGATGAAAATGTCGTAATTCAAAATATGAAATATTTATTGATATCCAAACTGAATAACACTGAACCATTGGTCTGGAAACGTTTTTATGGATGCATGTCCAGCGTAATGAAAGTAGTCGAAAATAATTGGAACTCGGATGAAAAAGGTGTAACTATGCAATATGTACGCGTTCCAAGTTTTGATGAAGCGATTATGCGATTAGGTTATATTGAAATGCTTTATAATCTTGGATTTAGAGAGAAAAAACAAGTAATTGATCTTCTTGTTACAAATTTACTCATTTCGAAAAAAATTGCCGAGCAAAGCTATGAAGAGTTTAAAACAAATTTTGAAGGGAAATATAGCAAAGTATTGCAAAAAAATCAAATGCCGAAAAAAATATATGTTAGAAAATTACCCGGATTCAAAGTGCACATGACGAAAAGTTTAGGTGATAAAAATAATAAAATAACAGTAAAATTGTCGGGAATTAATAATATATATACTCTAAATCCAATTCGAATATATCTTGACTCACTTCTTCATATTTTTGGAAATGATGAAAAATATTTACCCAGTCAATTGATAAGGCAACTATGCGACATAACATCAACGACAACGAAACCTTTGATTTCTATAAAAAAATCATTGCAGACAACGACAAAGGAGGAATTAGTTCAATCAAAAGCGGCGGTGGCAGCGGCACCAGACGTAGTAGCAGCACCAGACGTAGTAGCGGCGCCAGACGTAGTAGCAGCGCCAGACGTAGTAGCAGCACCAGACGTAGTAGCAGAAGCACAAGAAGAAGAAGATATTGGAGATTTTGCATTATTAGAACCACCAAAATTAGAAGAACAAGCACAAGAACAAGCACAAGAACAAGCACAAGAAGATGAACAAGAACAAGAAGATGAAGAAGATATTGGAGATTTTGCATTACTGGGCGGCGATGAATCAGAAAAATCAAAATACAATGACAAAAATGAAGAAGAATATGATTTCATTGGAGGGGCATTCGAGTCCAATCCGGTGTATAAAAGGTTGAAAAATATGGAACCGTCATTATTTAAAGAAACTGCCGGGTATGCTACGAAATGCGGATGGAGTGCAAGACGACAACCTATTATTTTGACGAAAGAAGAACTGGATAAAATCAATACGTATGACGAGGAAGTTGGGCAACCATCGTATTATGGCATCCCCTTGGAATATAACACTCAAGACGAAGAAGGCGGCGACAGAGAAGGTAATGAAAAAAATACACACTATTACATTTGTCCTAGATACTGGAATGTGCCAGAAGATAGATCAGTGTCTCAAAAAGAAATTGACGATAAAAAACTTCATAAACACATTGTGACAAAAGACGAAGATTATAATCCGAACAATAAAGAAAAATACATTATTGACTTAACTTCTCCCCTCGAGCATTTTAAAACTGGAAAATATACACCATATTTGCCAGGATTTCTCAAAACTCTAAAAACCAAATCCGGAAAATGTCTGCCTTGTTGTTTTACAGGAGTTAAAGATAAAGACAGTGATGCCTTTAAGGATTACCGCGTTTTTGAAAAAGAACAAGAAGTTATTAATCAATGTAAAAAAGGAAAAGGAATAGAAAAACAAATGACAAAACAACCAACACAAAAAATAGCAACAACAACAAAAGATGTTTCAAGCGCAAGCGCTGCACAAGAACAACAGCAAAAGCGGGAGCAAGAGGGAGCGGAAGTGGAAGTGGAAGAACACCAAAAAGTACAAGAAGAACCCGTGAAAGAAAAGAAAAAAAAATCAAAAACAAACGTTTATGTATCAAAACCCGATTCTGCATTTCCTCTTCAACAAAATAATCTCGGATTTTTGCCGCTTTCTCTCCAACTTTTCTTATTTGAAGATGAAAATTATAGCAAGAAGTGCAAATCCACAAAGGGCGACATGCTGGTTGAAAATGAAATATGTGTGTTGCGCGCAGGGGTTCTCGAGAGTAAAGATTCGAATTACAATCAGTGCTTTATTTCTTGCATTGCCAACATATACAATTCTCTAACCAACAGTTCATTAACAGCGAACGAGTTTAAGCATCGCGTATTTATTCCGAATCTTTCTATCGACCGGTTTGTTTTATATCAAAATGGAACTCTTGTCGAAACGTTTAAAAAGTTCGAATACATTGATACGGATCATTTGCTAAAATATAAAGACACTGTTTTATTCAAAAAAATATTCGGAAACGGTATCCAAGAGACCGATTTCGATAATGACGAAGATAATAAAATTGTTTTTTTCAAAACGCTCATCATGTCTTATGAAAATTTCATAGATTATTTATCTGATGATCAAGTTATTATTGATTACTCGTATTTATGGGACTATGTCACGGACTCAATCTTGTGGTCCGGTTTCATAGAAAAAGAAGAAAAACGTCAACTACCTATAAGCAAATATGGAATAAATTTAATTATTTTAGAACTGTCTGATAAAAAAGAAGAAGTCAGCATTCTGTGTCCCACAAATCATTATTCGGGTTTCACATTTGATTCTAATAAAAAAAATATAGTCATTGTAAAATATGAAGGTTATTATGAACCGCTTTACACGTATTTATACACATCGAAGCGTGACATTGTAAGCACTGTTTTATTTTCTTCTGTGAATTCTCCCATTATTGACCCATCTCTCAAAGGCGCTCTTGTAAAAATACAAACATTTTTTCAATCCACGTGCAAACCGGTACAACTTATAAAATCAATTGTTCAAAATAAATCGTTCGACGAAATCGTTCAAATTCTAAAAAATAAAGAAACATCTCAAACTCGAATTCATCAGGTAAAACAAATTGTTGATTTTTCAGGGAAAGTGATTGGAATGCAAGTAACGTATAATGTTATGCGAAACGAACAAACTCGACAACTTGTTGGAAACATTCTTTGTAATCCTTCTGGTATAAACCCGGACCCAAATTATGAATTACTCTTTGTAAATCAAACTTCAGCCATTTGGAAAACGTATAAACATACCAAAGATTTTGCAGCTCTCATTCAAAAAAAATCCAACGGGGAAATTCCATGCGCACTGAAATTCAAGGTTGTAGAAAATGAACGCGTAATCGGGTTCATAACAGAAACCAACCAATTTATGCCAATTAGTGAACCCATTCCTTTGAAAGATGATGACGAATTAAAACACGTTGAACTCGGAAACAGTGTAAACATTGATGCATCCATTCTTCCGCAAATAAGTAGAACGGGATTTGTTTTCAAGAGGGATGAAGAGAGAACCAACGATGTTGAAAAAATACGTCTTGAAACCAATTTTTATAACGCTTTTCGCAACATTATTCGAATCCACTTGAACCGTTTTGAAATGATGGAAACGCGCAATGGAATTGAAATGTTGTTTCATAGTCGGTCTGCGCCTGCGTCTTCCTCTGAAGAACAACGTTTCAATATTGATCACCATTATAAACTCTACCTAAAAAAGCTCGAACAAATGAAAAAACTTTTACAAATGTTGGGACAACGCAGCATCCAGTTCGTCGACATGAGTCCGTCCGTTCTGAAAAACATTTACGATCAAAAATCCGCTCTAAGTTGTGTTACCGAACGCGGCTCATCGTGTAAAAAATATGCATACTGCTTTTCTATCGATACGGGTGCTTCCGATAGCGAAGAATGCGGACTCTACATTCCCAAACGCAACTTGGTTGACGGTTCAAACAATGAGAATAATTATTATGTCCGACTCGCCGATGAAATGCTGCGTTATAGGCGCATACGCGCATTCATGCTGTATCCAAACAAGTATTTGACATTCGATTCTATCAGTTACAATTTAAAAGAAAATGAAATGCTTTTACTGGATTCAGAATTGGCAAGCTACATTTCTGAAAATAAACAAGCAATCGCGTACAATGACTATGTTGAATACAAGAGTTATTATACTAGCGAAGGTGAAGAATTCATTGATGACGAAGACGGCGATGATGACGATGACGAGGGTGTGGATGTGGATTAAGTCAAACAGTAAAATAAAGATAAAAATAAAATAAAAATGTTACGTTATTTTATTTTTTATTTTAACAATTTTTACCAAATGGATTTAATTAATTCATGAATAAATTAGTTTAATAAATTAAGCACCAGTTAAAATCCCATATCATAATCCTCATCAACTGAACCAAGATTCGACCCCTGCACTTTATCCAGTGTGCTTTGTATCGTCAACTTGTTCTTGCTGCACGGGTTCAGCGGATCCTCCGCCGCAATCTTGTCCATAAACCCTTGTAACAACGCCTCTTTCTCTTCTTGTACCGTCTTATCTGCTGTAGCAACCTGTCCCATCTTCATGATTTGGCCCATATCCAGCATCACCTTGAATGCGCTCGTTCCAAAGTATCCTTCTTGACCACACATTACATTCGCAGACACCCCGCGCATCTCGTCCAGTTCCGCATGTCGCGCCGCTTTCAGAAACATCTCCGGCGTCTCCTCAAACGACGCCTTGGCAATCGGTCCAATGTCGTCATTGTTAATTCCGTGCCGAAAGATTGACACCATTTCCGATTTACACGTCATGCGGTCGCACAGCAAACTAATGTGGTGGTGATTAATATACGTGGTATCAAACGCTTCATACAGCTCATTAAACAGCGCCTGTCGTGCGGCTTCGATGCCGAGCACCCGGTTAATTTCCTGAATGTCGTTGCTAATCGTTCGTCTCGCGTCAATATTCTGTAACGATAAAATCTCCATGAAATTCGAACCCACCGCATCTAGCACCCACGTCTCCTTCTTTCGATACGTGTTGTTCTCCTTGGCAACCAAATCCACAACTTTTCGAGCCAGTACCGTTTTAATGCCTTTAATTCCCCTCAAAATAATATTCTTCATCAGCGCATCCTGAAACGTCTTCAACTGGTAAATTTTATCCGTCTGGTCCAGCGTCTTCGGATCCTTCTCCTTCTTCTGAAAATCCAGCCGGATTCGAAACACCAAATTGTCGCTATTATAATCCGAATAAATACACGACACCTCGCTCCTATCATTTTTCGAATACACCGCTTTAATCGCAAAATGCACGTCATCCATCGTAACCCGTTTCTCATACATCGATTCACGATCCATCTCCATTCGCAAAATCCATTTCGACCGCTCCCGCTCACATTCCGTCTCGTCCTCGCCCCCAACCTCCTTCAACATCCGCTGAAACTCCGCATATTGCGCCAAAATCAACCGGTCTGCAGTAATCTTCGTCTCATTCGGACTATCGCTCGGGTCAAAACAAATCTCCACACTCTTCACAATATCCTCCAGTCGCGTCAACTCGATAAACGGTATCATGTCCGCAGCCGCATCCTTGTTCGACTCCTCGCTCGGTTTCAAATAAATCGTCGTTGAAGGATTCTTCGTATTCTCCGACAATGACAGCAGCTCCTCAATTCGCGGAAGACCGCGAGTAACTTGTGACTTGGAAGCGTCCCCTGATAAATGAAAAGTGTTTAACGTGAGCTGTGTTGTCGGTTCACCAATACTCTGAGCAGCAATCATGCCAACCATTTCGCCCGGCGCCACAATTGCGCGCTTGTACATGAGAACCATCATTTCAGCCAACGCTACCAGCGCCTTTCGGTTAAAGCGTTTGACCATGAGCAAATCGCGCGGCGTCAACGAATAATAATACATCACCTTGAACAGTTCGGTGGGCGGAGCATATTCAAGATGCTCGAATCGCGCATACGTTTCTTCCAGAATAATAAATGTTTCCAGCGGTGTTACATCCACTTCCGAATTCTTGTTGATTTTTTGCATTCCTGCCACATTCGCAACAATGTGTGAAAAGGACAGCGGCAAATAAGCATCGGTCGTATTCTTATTTTTGAACACTTTGACAACAATATCCTCTCGAATTTTCATGAGAAATTCGGTATACTTTTTAGATTTTTCGTCGCAAAGTTTCTGCTGCTTCTTCATACGACTGAATGCGGCTTTTGAAAAGATGGCCTTGAGTTCGCTGTTGGTTTCAGAGTCGCCGCTGACCGGGACATAAAAGTGCGCATACATTTCGTCGGGTGTCATTCCAATGAAATTCATATTCGAGTGTTCGATTTTCACCGTGTCAATGCCGTCTTCGCCGTAACTGAATTGAACAATGCGATTCTTATTGTTTCGAACCGTCATGTCATATTCCACCTTGATGTCTTCCATACCTTTGATCAAGCGGCGCTGAATATATCCTGTTTGCGAGGTGTCGCGCACTTGAAGCCCGTTTGCTAGACCAAAGTTCAATGTTTTAGGAATTGTCAAGTCGTACATCTTTGGGTGATTTGCCGGATCGACATGTTCAATTGAAATAATTTCATCAAGTATAGCGTCATTGATGGTTTTCACTTTGTCCAATTTAGTTGTCCAAACTATAGATTTCATTTTGTTATTTTTCTCAGGATGAAGGAGTGTAATTTGTTGAGCAAATTGTTGACCGTTGGTTGCGCTTATAGTGAGAAGTGTGTACCAACCGGCTCCACTTTCTTCAATCGTAATGGTTGCGTGCACATTTAAACGAGAGCATAAGAATGCGACGTCTTCAATAAAACGATGATTCGTAGAAGTAAGTTCAATCGCCGAATCAGAAATGAATCCATGGTTTGAAAAGTATGCGGTCAAAATTCCTTTTACATATTCCTTATTTGCGACATATGCTTCGTTAGGTATTTCATCATCAATCGTGTTTCCAGTTTTAATACCGGCTTCAAAATCGAGACAATGAATTTCATTATTAGCGCCAGAATACTCGCATACGTTCTTCGCAACTGGAACAAAGTCGCCAACCTTTACATCTTCTGTGTACTCTTCACGAAACTGATTTAGTTCTGCATTCCAAATGAGAAGTGACTTGTTTGCAGTGACAGTTACATAACGACCCGCCTTTGTTGAAATCTTGAATAATTTTTCGCCAGGATCATGTCTTGTTACTGCCGTGATGCTTTCCCATGATACGTGTCCTTCATAATCCATTGTTACAATTTTAACCGGGTGCGTTAATTCAAGATATTCCATATTTTGTTCTTCCATATGTTGAATTCTTGTCATGTTCATGTCAACATGCTCATCAATCCATTCGCCGATTTTAACATATTTCGGAACATCATTTTCAACAATAATTATCGGTGTTTCCCACGTAACCGATTTAACGGCGGTATCAATCAAACCAACACGACCACCCATGGCGTGAAAGAACACTTCCGACGGCGTCAAGCCGGCAATAAACGAATTTTCAACGAACCCGCGCGCACCGGGGCTGTCATCATATTTCGAGTAATGCGGTAAAGTGCGGCTGTCGAATCCGTAGGGAACGCGCTTACCGTCGATGGTTTGCTGACCCACCAAACAAATCATTTGAGCAATATTCACTTTACTGCCTTTAGAACCGGCATTCACCATTGTGATAAAGCGATTCGTTTTGCTCAAACTCTTGAGACCAATATCGCCCGCTTCACCGTTTGCCTTGTTCAAAATATTTGTAACCTGCAATTCAAACTCTTCCTCGTTCGTGCGCCCGGATTTGTTTTCAAACGTTCCAATGTGAATGTTGTCAATGATGGTCTTCACTTCCAGCTTCTTGGTTTTGATCGAATCGACGATTTTTTCCGTCGTCTTCTTGTCTGAAATCAAGTCGCTGATTCCAACACTGTATGCCGACGTCTTCATGTATTCCGTAATAATGTTTTGCAGGTCGTCAATAAAGCTCGCCGATGCAAAGTTTCCAAAATCGTTGCAAATACGCTGAATCATGCCGCTTGTTGTCGATGCCAAAACGCCGCTGTCAATGTGTCCACGCAAAATTTCTCCATCACGTATTTCAAGCACGTTGTTCGACGTGGCATAGTCGTCACTTCCTCCGAATTGTTTGGTTTTATATTTCATACTGAGCGGCGGCAAAATCTGCGACAAGATTTGAAAATTCGTAATTTTCTTCTTTGGATCACTGAATAGCGCCGGGTTTACATTCTTGTATCCCATGAGTAAATTCATGGCCATGCGCGCATCAAACCCGGGAAGCCCGCCTCTAGTAAACTGGTACACTCCAAGCAGCGAGTCCTGAAAAATACCGATAATTGAGTTATTCTTTGCAGGGCTAATAATCTGATACGGGACGGCGGCAAGTCCTTTGAGCTCGGCTTCTGCTTCATCGTCTTGCGGCATGTGCAAGTTCATTTCATCGCCATCAAAATCGGCATTGTACGGTTTCGTGTCGCCAATGTTCATGCGAAACGTGTCGCCCTGCTGCATTACGCGGACAATGTGACACATCATACTCATTCTGTGAAGCGTGGGTTGACGGTTAAACAGAATGCCGTCGCCATCCATCATGTGACGGTGCACAACGTCGCCATTCTCAAGAACAATGGTGCTTCGGTCCATGTATCTGAGCGAAATATCACCACCCGTCTTCTTTTCCAGAATGTTCGCACCGGGATAAATATCGGGGCCGTTTCGAACCAGCTGCTGCAGAAAGTCACGATTCCGATTATTTACAACAACCGGTTTTGTAATATTCATCGCAATCTTTTTAGGCACACCAAGTTCCCGAATTGACAGATTGGGGTCCGGCGTGATAACAGACCTAGCGGAAAAGTCCACACGTTTTCCCATGAGATTTCCTCTGACGCGTCCCATTTTTCCATTCAAGCGCTCTTTAATCGACTTTAAAGGACGACCGGAGCGCTGTGCGACGGGAGCACATGATGGAATGTTGTTGTCCACTTGGGTCGCAATGTAGTACTGCAGTAAACTTTGCCAGTCATCGATAATTGTGGAATTCACAGACGGTTCATTCATTTTCTCCAGAAGTGTTTTATTTGCCTTGATGATATTCACAATCGTGTGGCTGATATCGTCTTCGCTGCGCTGGTTTCCGTCCATTTTAATGGATGGGCGAACCGCGGGCGGAGGAATTGCAAGCACTTGGCAAATAAACCAGTCGGGCCTTGAAAATTTCGGACTGAATCCCATGAATGCAACATCTTCATCTGATATTCTTTTAAATATTTTTAAAACGACATCGGGAGTCATTTTCATATTCAGTTTTTCTTTACCGCCGCCACCGGATTCGCTAGTAGTACCTTCATCGGTTTCACCATCCCATTCCGCATAAAGCGTGGCCAAATTTTCTTTTTTGATTTTTTTGGGGACAAGGCAGCCGCAACCATCCTGTGTATCATCGCCGCACCGTTTGACTTTAGTTACCAACTGATGAACGTGACTCCATCTCTCGTCAGGTTTCATGCCCATGCATTCTTTATTTGCTTCTTTATCAATCAAGAGTTTGCTGCATTTGATGCAAATACATTTCAAAAGTTTAATAATCGTAGGAAGATATTGATAATAAAACACGGGTTTTGCCAATTCAATGTGTCCAAAATAACCAGGAGTTTTGATATAGTCCAAACCGTCTGTCGGACACTTTAGACCGGGTTCAAGTACGCCTAATCGCGGATCAAACATGCCACCGATCACCGGAATGTTATTCGAATATGTATCTCGACTTGTTATTTCTGCAACTGAGCATTTTCTTATTTCTTCAGGCGACAAAACGCTAAATTGAATACCTACGATCTTTGATGCAGTTTTCTTCGTCCAATTCGGTTGTTGTGTCATTATAGTAAGCGATTAGAGCTAACTATTATTTATTATATTTATATATCTATATTGTTTTATTTCAATTTTATAAATAAATGTTTTTTATAAAATTGAAAACAGTTAAAAATGAACAATAAAAAAAAATTTATTATTCATTTTTTCATTTTATATTTTCACTGCTAAATATATAAAATGCCTTTACTTACTGAAAATGTATTAAATAAAATATATGCAGACAGCAGAGAGCAGAGAGATGTTTCTTATATAACAAATAATCAAAATATCGATTTATAGATTGTTTTCAATTTTCAATTTTTCTTTAGAATTATTAGAATTATATTATTTATAAAATTGAAATAAAAAGATGTATGCATATAAATGTAGTATAGACTTATAGAACAACACACTACCAACACACACCAGTCCAGCATCCATCCACTCATATCGATATGCCGAATAATCAGAAGAAAAAGAATATAAAAGTAACTGAATCTTCTTCATCAAATAAATCACCTTTGAATGAAAGGCCACATCTTCAATATAGACGTTCAAGGACTGACGATGGAAGTGGCGATGAATACAGTGATACTTCTTCCACTAGTTCACATGAACCAAATAAAAAACAATACAAAACGGATGAGTTTGACAAGGTAGAGTATGCTAAACTTCTCGCAGAGTTGTTTCCTTCAAAATATTCTGTCAACAAGGCTCTAAGTTTACAGAATCAGTCAAAAAAATTGAAAAGGGACATTGAATCAAATTCATCCTCATCATCTGAAGAAGAAAGCGAAGAAACGCAATATCCAAGAAGGAGTGCGCGATTGAAAAAGCTGGAGAACAAGCAAAAAGAAAAATATGGCGAAAAGCTCACTGTAGCAAAAAAATCGAAAGGCGAAAGCGCAGAGAGTGCAAAAGAGGAAGTGTTCTATCAGAGTAAAAAGCCAAAATATAATGAAGAATACGATGAAACGCTCCCTTCCAATGTCAAGAACGGAAAGGATGGAAATTACAATATTGTCATCAACCTTCAAGAACCGCAGTTTGACTATTTGTCGGATCAATACGATGACGAAGATTCGGCACTGAATGATTCAGTTTTTGATGATGAATCCATTTCATCTGATCAAGGGAACTCGAGCGGCAATGATAGTGATGATACATACATAGATGATGATGACAGCGAAGGAAGTTATGATAGCGATCCTTCTGAAGTCAGTGGTAGCGAGAATGAACAAGAAGAAGAAGAAGTTGCGGCAGCGCGTAGTTTTCAAAAAGGTTCTTATTCTTCTTCCAATGCAGGAGCGACAGCATCACAAATAGCAGAAAAGGCAGACAACATTAGTTTTACAATCAACGGAAAGTCGATATTATCCGAAAATAAAGGTAAAGTAAATTACAAAAGTAAAAATGCTGATAAGAATCATGATATTACTCGCGATGAGGACGACGACGAGTGTGGAAGTGAAGATGAGGCGACAATTCGAACCATCAAGGCACAAATGGAGTCAATTCTTGCAACAGACAAGAATAACAAAATTGCAAGAAATACATTGGATCAAATGATTGAAAGGGAGGAAAAAATTAAACGGCTTCGAAAGAAGAAGAGTGTGAAACAAATAAGAAGCAATACAAGAAAGTTTGGGCGTTTGCTACAAAAAAAGAACTCGGCAAATGATCTTAAATATTTCAAAAGGTACTTGACACACGAGCAGCAGGCGGAAGTGTTGAAAGAATTGGACGATCTAAATAAAATTATGTTGGTGGATAAACCATATCGTTTGACTTTACTAGAATCCAAAATTCCTCAGCAATACAAGGCAATCGCGCTAAAGCGTATTCAGAATTTGCGTTATATGGATTCATGTTCGGGTGAATATTTCAAGGTGAAAAATTGGGTTGACACATTTATGACAATTCCGTTTGGAGTGCACAAGACGCTACCGATCACAATGGATGTTGGCATAGAACGGTGTCATACTTTCATGGAAGCAGCAAAAGACATTTTGGATTCGGCGGTATATGGACTCAACGATGCCAAAATGCAGATTATGCAAATGGTGGGTCAGTGGATTTCAAACCCGTCTGCACTTGGTTCAGCGATTGCGATCAAGGGTCCTCCGGGAACCGGCAAGACGACGCTGGTAAAGGAGGGGATTAGCAAGATTTTAGGAAGAGATTTCGCATTTATTGCGCTGGGTGGTGCAACTGACAGCAGCTTTTTGGAGGGACATTCATATACGTATGAAGGCAGCACATGGGGTAAAATTGTAGAGATTCTCATTCGATGCAAGTCGATGAATCCGGTAATCTTCTTTGACGAGTTGGACAAGCTGAGCGACACACCCAAGGGTGAAGAAATCACGGGGATTTTGACGCATTTGACGGATACGTCTCAAAACAGTCAGTTTCACGACAAGTACTTTTCAGAGATTGCATTTGATTTGAGCAAATGTCTGTTCATTTTCAGCTACAATGACGAGTCAAAGGTCAACCCGATTCTTCTTGACAGGATGTATCGCATTCACACCAACGGGTATGCGAAGAAGGACAAGACGCACATTGCGCAAAAGTATTTGATTCCGAAGATTCAATCAGAGGTGGCATTCAAGCCGGAGCAAATTATTATCCCCGACGAAACGATTGAATACATTGTGGAACATCACACAAACAAGGAGGATGGTGTACGCAACTTGAAGCGCTGTTTGGAAATTATCTTTACCAAACTGAATTTGTACCGCTTGATGAAACCGGGAAGCAAATTGTTTGACAAGGATTCAAGTTCCATCGAGGTTGAATTCCCATTTACAGTGACCAGCAGTGTTGTCGACATTATGATTAAAAAGGCAGAGACATACAGCCCTCCCATGTTCATGTATACGTGAATAAAAAATATACGTGAAGTTATTGTAAAAATAAAGAACGAATAAAACTACCAATTGGATAATTTCACAGAACCTGATAGTGCTTTCCGCATTCAAAATGATATTAAATTTTTTTTACTTACGTTTTTTTACTATATATATATATATATATATATTATATAGTAAAAAAATAAGTTAAAATATTAAATATATAAATAATTAGATTACACTAATAAACTCAAAATGAATCACGAAAGACAAAATCGCGATATTCATATCAAAATGGGTTCAGATTGGATTCCGATAAGCATCAACTCGAGTTCGGAAGAATTAAAGCGGTATGCCATCGTATATATACAATACAAAAATAGACCTACATATCATCGCGAGGTTGCATATGAGACAGATGGTGTGAGTGTATTCAGAGAAAATAACGATCATTACAAACCAACATTTGTTTCACATGGACAACATGTATTCCCGACCATTGACATGGCGGATGTGAAAGTATTTTTAACGGATGTTCTAAATGCAAACTGGTTTAAGGCGCGTAATTATCAGGCATGGGCGTATCGTGATTTCTTGTTTGATACGGCTGAACCACAAGTTAAATATTATGCTTCTCGGCACTCATCGCATTTATTTTTTCAAACAAGTAACTACAGAGATGTTGTAACGATTGAACTAGACGGATTACCTCCCAATATTATTTTCAAGCTCTCTAGAAACGATAATGGGAGTGTGTATTATGAGAAAAATGATCGGAATGCGTCTAGAGTACGAATTTGTGATAGCGAAACTGCTCGTTCTGGATATCTGGGATTTTATCGAAGAATGACCGATGTTGGCGATTTTATCATTTCTCAAGAATCAACACCGACGGCGGCGCCTCTGCCTATATCACTTCCTCAGGACACTTATGGGCCAGAATATCAAGATTTCGCCGGTTACTTGCATCAAATCAATGCAACAGCTGCAGCAGCCGCATCTGCACATCAAAACCACAGTGTAAAATTGCCTTTGGCTCCGGGTACGCAGAGTATTCAAACAGATAATGAAGAAGAACAGTGCATTATGTGTTTTAAAAATAAATCGACGCTGCGATTAAATCCATGTGGTCACAAGGTAATGTGTCCAGATTGTTATAATAAAATAGAAAAGAGCGAATGTCCTATTTGTAGAGGTAATATTATAAAAATAACATACGAAAATTCATAAAAGATAAATTAATATAAAATACATGTATTTAAATTTTAAATAAAAAACTGTTGCCATAATTTATATTCATACGATTCGTGTGGTTTGTTTTAATTCTTATTTGTTTATTATTTTTGTTATTAGAATTCTTGTTATTAGAATTATTGTTAAAAAGATGATGAGTTGAATATTTTGTTTCTTTATTTACTTTAAATTTTGGTTGTATTTCTTCAAATATAGAGTTTTCCATATTAATTGGTTTACCAGATGTTATCGTTGGTTGTTGATCATACCCGTCAACTTTTAAACTACAAGACAGATCTTTTAATAAATGTTTCCATTTATAACTTTTTAAATCGTTTGAATTTAAAAGTAGTAATAACGTGCTAGTTAAAGCACCGCCAAAAAGTTGGTCCCTTTCTATAAAAGCATCTGCACTAAATTGGGGATCTTCGCATCCACTAATGCAGTAAACTTCTCCAGATGTTTTTTTATATTTTTTAAATTCTGTAATTGTTTGGCGAAGTGTCCATTCTAATCGATCATAAATTGTTGGAAGTGTTTTTGCAGTTTCATCAGTAAAAAAACTTAAATCATTATATTTGTAGCGATGATCAGCGCCTGTACCAGAGTGACATGCATCTAAAACAATATACAGTTTTACTCCTATTGGAATTTTTTCAACTAAATTTTTTCGAATAATATCGTCGGTTATTACTCCGGATTCATTGTAGTCGATTGGAACTATACACGAATCGTGTCCGCTTACTTCATCGTTATTGAAATCGCGTTGAAGAATTCCGTGTCCTGAAAAATGAAACCACCCGTGATCTCCTGGCTTTAAACTACGAACAAATATATCAATTGCCTTTAGTATATTTATCCTTGTTGGTTTAACTCTTGTGTCATCTGTTAAAAATATAAAATTTGTATATTCAAGTTTGGATGTTAGAAAATTTCTAATGTTAATGGCATCATTTACGCAACCATAAAGTTCATCGATGGTATTTTTATAGTTGATTCCAATAATTAATGCATTTTTCACCATGTTTTCTTATTTATATATATATATATATATTATTTAAAAATTAAATAATATATGAATTTTTAAATAATATATGAATTTTTAAATAATATATGAATTATTTAAATTATTACTAAATGACTAAATAAGTAAGTCTATTTTAACTTACATAAAACTTAAATTTGAAACAAGATTGTTTAATTGAAAAATGTCGCATCGTTCCGACGGTGTAATAAGAATATGTTCGCTTAATAATTCTCGTATGTATTCATGTTTTATCATGTTTAAATATTTTGGAGATATGTATCCTGTCGACAAGAAAAAATCAGCCGGATACTCGTGATAAAATAGTTTTATATTTTTAAATATATATACTGTCATAAAAATAAAACCAATAGACCAAATGTCGTGTGATTTTTTATGTTTTACCCAATTATAATTAAAATTTTGTGGATATTTTATGACATCATTTCCATTCTTTATATTTGCAATTGTGTTTTCAGTTTCTGGAGCACAAAAAGGAAGAGTGCCGCCACTTGCATTTTTTGTCTTGTTATGAATTCCAGAAAGACCAAAATCAATAAGAAAAATAGACAATTGCGGTTTTTGTACAACCAGAATATTTGCAGGTTTTATATCGCCATGAACACATTCAACTTCGTGCAACTCTTTTAGAATTCCGGATAGTTGTATAAACGCGTCATACACAAGTTCGTCAAAATTACCCTTGTTTTTAATAGAGTCTATCCATCTGTCAAATGTAACTGCATTTGAAATATATGGTTGAATGCTATAAAATAGTTGCGGTTTTGATAATTTAATATGACAGTACACCGGAATTACAATTCCCAGTCTTATAATATCTTGATAACTGTTTTTGTATTTTTCCATAAGTATCGAACTTACAATATCTTCTCCTGAAATTTGATCGTCAATATCATCAATTCGAAACATTAAATTAAAATAATGGTGTTTAAACATGCCCAACGCATTTGAATTTTTATCGCACGCATCATATCGTTTGTACGCGATGAAATCTTTTAAATATTCTTTTTCATTGTGTTTATGAATATTTGTAATCGTATTTTTTAAAATGAATTTATTCATATCATCCCAATAAGTTAAATTATAAAGTTCGGCTTCTTGGAAATATCTTATAATGCTACTAATAATTTCATCAATCGTAAAAACAGGAGATGGTATATTTGTTTTTATAACTTCCGTTTGTTCTACGCCATGAGTGTTGAAACTGTTATTTATTAAACTATTTACTTCTTTTACACCATCAATGTTTTTTTCATGTATTTTTTCTGACTTTTTATAGTTATAATAAGAAGATAATAATTCTAACGACGATGGTGACGATGGTGACGACGATGACGACGATGACGACGATGATAGTAACCTTGTATTTTCAGTATCTAATTTTTTATTGTATTTTTTCATGATGTCTTTTATTTATTCGAGTCTATATATTATTTTTAATAATATTTATTATAGTTTTATAAATATTATTATTATAGTTTTATGAATATTGAATGTTATATCTAGATATAGAGATATAGATACCAGCTAGATACCAGCTAGATACCAGCTAGATACCAGCTAGATACCAGCTAGATACCAGCTAGATACCAGCTATTTTTTTATTTAATCAACCTATGTCTTACTGTTTATAAAATTCAAGCAACCTCGCAGATGGATCAACATTGGAACAAAAGGGATGTCTCCAGTAGTAAGGAATCGCGTTATCGCTCTTATCCGGAAAAAAATTCTCAAATATCTTTCTGTAATAAAAACTCTCCTTATCATACGGCAAATTATCTTCATTCATCGCACTGTTTTTCAATTCGGCGATTGTTTTTATGTATGCGCCATATTCGATGTCTGATACTTTGGTTTCAATGTGTTCTTTGATCATTTGTACCCAGGTTCTCCCCGAATTTCCTGATACTCCATCGCTAAATGCCTCTTTACGCCTCCAAAGCAAGTCATGCGGCAAATATCCCTCTCCATTAAACGCTTTTCTAAGCAAGTATTTCTCAATTCGCTCATCGTCAAATCGCTTATATCGCGGCGGTATTTCCATGACATATTTCAAAAACGCCTTGTCTGCAAATGGAACGCGCGCTTCCAAACCCGCTCCTGAAATAGTCTTGTCTGAACGCAGCAAATCAAAATAACGCACATCGCGAATCATGCGTTCGTTTTCACGTTTAAAATCTTCATCTGATGGTGCCTTTGTAAATCCACGATACGAACCGAACATTTCATCCGACATGTCCCCGCAAAAAATGACAACATCATTAGAATTCTTTGAAATATATTTGCTAATTAAAAAATTGGGAAGCGAGGCGCGCACCGAAGTCGTATCATAACTTTCAATCTGATACACTGTGTCTTCGATTGCAGACAGAAATTCTTGTTCGCTCAAACACACTTCGTGATGACGCGTTCCTAAGTAAGTTGCGGCTCGCCGCGCCCACATCAAATCAACCGACCCCTTTAGACCAATGCTATACGTGTTTAATTTTGAAGGATCCATAAATTTACACATGATTGCAGTGACAAGAGTGCTGTCTAAACCACCAGACAATAAACATCCGACAGCGCCGCGCTCCGACATCAATCGTTTCTTTACAGCAGATTCTAACAGCGTCTTAATATTCGCACAAATGTTTTCTTCACTATCTTCAACCGTTTTAAAAACGTAATTATATGGCACATATTGTTCAAGAATCGGATCTACACGTCCGGCAGTTTTTAGCGCGCTATAATATGGATGAATTATAAGAGTACCGACCTCATAAACGCCGTAACATCCCGACGGAAATTGTCTTACATAATCACTTATGCAATGATCCATCGACTTTATCTCGCTTGCAATCGTAATGTCTGCTGCGAATCCAAATTCTGACCCGTAAAACAAGGAACGAATGCCAAACGGGTCTCTTGCAACATACGTTGCATTTGTATCATGATCAACCAGCGTTAGCGCAAACACTCCGTCCAACCTTTTCAGCGCTTCCTCCATTCCAAGTTTACGATACAAGTGAATTACAATTTCACAATCTGAACCACCCTTATTATACTCTTCCTCCAAATCAAATTCATCAATGAGCTGTTTATAATTATAAATTTCACCATTGCAGATCAGGGTGCAATTTTTTAGTTTTAATGGCTGGTTTCCAGTACTGCTTAGTCCATTGATTGATAAACGGTGAAATCCAAAACAACGGTGTGAAAATTGGTTTTCCACTTTTTCATGTAAAAAAATAGAATTATCTGGTCCTCGATGACTCGACTTGTAAAATGTTTGTTGAAGTGATTTCAGTTTTTTCATTTCCAAATATTTAGTCAACCGATTTTCATAATAAAAAATACCGCACATTTTTAATAAATATGTTGGGGGTTATTAATCCGGTTACGTATCCACAAAATTTCAAGTTATATATATACATAGTCATTTATCTATGTTGGTTTCATTAAATATATTTAATACTCCATCCAAACAACTTTTCAGTCCATCCAAAAGAACAACCATCTCAATTTTTCCAACCATTCGGCATTTTCATCTCGTTTTTGGTTTGTTTTTATCGCAAGTAACATATTCTTCGTTATTGAATATATTTCTAATACTATTATAATATTTTTATTTTATTTTTCAATTTTTTTATAAAGAACATAAATAAAAAATAATGCATGTGAGTTCTCTCTATTCGATCTTCTGCATAAACTTTAATATTTTAGTTTTTTTGAATGATGCCAACACCTCCTTCGTAATGTATAATATATGTTTCTGATTTTTTTGTCACACACACACCTTTGCAACTGCAGTCAACCAAACCTGGACGTTTTGTTTTGCCCGTTATCTCGCACTTGAGCGGTTCTTTTTTTTTTTGAAAGTTCTTTCTCTCTTCTTCGTGAAGTATGTTTCTTTGTTCATCTTCATCGTCATTCCATTCGTTTTCAACTTTACGACGCTGATCAAACAATGCGTTCAGACATATTTGTCTATGAATCTGTGTTGCAAAAACTCGAAAACCTTGAACACATTGACCGTGAAACAGTTTAGGGAACATTGATTTGATTATAACTACTCTACTCTTCTTCTTTGTTCGAAAACTGATATGTGTGAATATAGGTTTCTAAAAATCAATTTATTTTTATTCATTACTTATCAAATTATTTTTATAATTATTTATTTTCTTAAGAAAAATAAATAATGATTTTAAAATCGGTAGTTATTAATATTATTATAATATAATAATATAATATTATAATAATACTATAGTATTATTTCAACATAAATACTTTTTTATAAACAATAAAATAACATAATGTTTGGTGTAGTTAATAAATTATACTTGTGTAATCAGGAGCGCTCAAGAGAATTGAATGATCGTATATCCGTTCGAAATATTCCATCTGCACCGCTTCAGCCGCAGTATAGCATGCGACCAGTTTTAACCAAATATTCAATTATGCCCATTTTAGACCAGCGTGCAACTCCGTCTGTTCCATTAGAACAGTTCCCCGCGTTTAATCCCGAACAAACATTTAATCCGGGCAATGCACAAGCACCGTGGTCTCTGTTTTCTTCCAATGTAAACACAGAATCCATTTTGCGCAATCAAGTGTTCGCGCTCCAAAACTGCCAACAAGCGTATTATGTGCCGTCGTCAAAAAGCGACTTGTACAACGTTCGTGTTCCAGAAAAATATGTGGAACAACCGCATCCCGACCTGTTTCGTCGTCAACCATTTTGTCCACATAATCCAAATGAACATAATCTTGCAACTAAGTTTTTCAATAATTCAACTCGTCATGATATTAAAAATTTATAAGTGATCCTGAAAATTTTATATTTTTAGCATATTGTTTCTATTTTTAGCATATTGTTTCTATTTTTAGTATTTAGCATCTTTATTATTTATATTATTTTATAACAATTATATATAAATAATAAATATTTATATTATTTTATAACAATTATATATAAATAATAAATATTATAATGAGCTGTTCTAAACAAAAAGGTGGCGGTGTTTTTGACGTATTTTGTCCTCTATGTAACTTGCCTTTTTATTCCCCGTTTGAAGGTCAAGAAATACCCAGTGATGATGATGAAGGCGATGACTTATACGATTTGCGAAATACCAAATTAGGTTGGTTGTCAGATGTTTTGGGGGTTGACGACAACACGCGAACCGTGATGGAACTAAAAGGCGACGATAGATATGGACAGTTTCCAATAAAAAATGGTAAAGAAAAGGGCGAACTCTTTGGACTCAGAGATTCCATTGCAGTGCAAGCAGGAACTAGAAAAAAAGAGTATTATAAAGGATTTGGAGCCGCGTTTCATAAGGATTGTTTTAAATATATTAGCGAAAAATCAGGAAGACCGATAAGCTACCAACTTGGTGTTGACATTGAACAGACAATAGAAGATTATTTCAAAGCGCATCCAAAAACGCGAAGAGATGATGACTATCAACAACAATCGTATGATTTTCAAGGCGCGCTGGAAGATAACGGCCCTGAATATTTTGTTTCTCCGCTGGAACCGGATGGAAAACATGTTCGACAAATGTTAAGTGATTTTATTCCGAAAAAAAAAGCATCATCGCCTTCTCCTCCAACCCCCCGTAATACAACGCCAAAAAAGGAGGCATCGCCACAGAAAAATGGCAGTCCGGGTGCAGCCAGTAGTTGCTCATCCCAAAAAGACAAAGCAATTTGCATTAAAAAAAAATGCGTATGGGGTAAAACAAACAGATGTAGCAAAAAACGATCTACGAGAAAAAAAACGAAATCAAACTCAAAAACAACCGCAAATGCAAATGGATGTCCATCTCATAAAGACAAAAACGAGTGTGTAATGAATAATTGTGTATGGGGGAAAACAAATCGATGCAGCAAAAAGCGTGTTTCTAAATAAAAAATAAATAAATACAGTTCCAAATAATATATAATTTACGTAAAAAGTATAGTTATACATTATTCGTTTATATATAAATGACAAGTAATGATGTTGAGCCGTTTTTATTTAAAAACGGTCCAGGTCCATGTCCAAGCGGTTTAAACACGATTGATGATGTGACACTGGCATATATGGTAAATACGACCCAATACGAGAAATATCTTAAAAAGAATCACATGGATTACGATTCAGTATTCAAGAGAGATATAAGATTTTATAGGAAAAGAATTATCTCGTTAACCAAAGATTTATTCAAAGAACAAGTTGAAAATGATAAAAATAAAAATGTTTTAGCGGGCGCATTCAACATGTACATGCGCGCATGCATCTCTTATTTAAAATTTTCAGATCAAAGTGAAACAATACAAAAATGCTACGTTTGTCTAGGTATAAATGATAATGATGACAATCAAAATCAAAAATGCGTATGTAAAAACACAAATGAAAGCGATCTTTTCGAATTCAATAAAGCAAACGAGTTATGTTTTAAACCAAAAGAAGTTAAAAAAATTACACTAGACAATTACGTGATTCGAAAAAATGTGAAAAAAAGTGAACCGGTTGTTTATCCTCAACAGTTTACTTTCAATCCAAGAGATCCGGCATTTAAATGCAAGGGATTGAAACCAAAACCACAATCAAGGTCCCAGTCAGTAGAAAAAATACGAATAGAATCAAAATTTAACGACATAAATGAGAACGCTGATAAACCGAAAGAGTTAACAAAACAGTCCGTTGAAACTTTAAAAAGAGTTACTAGCATTGAAAGTGGAGAGAATAGAGAGAATATAGAGAAAAATATAAAAGATTCAAATGAAAAAACAAATGAAAAAACAAATGAAAAAACAAATGAAAAAACAAATGAAAAAACAAATGAAAAAACAAATGAAAAAACAAATGAAAAAACAAATGAAAAAACAAATGAAAAAATAAAAAATAATAAAAAAAAGAAAATAAAGAAAAAGGTTTCTTTTGATGTAACAAATTATATCGACAATATATAATAACTATATTTAGGTTGTTTGTTTATACAAAATGTCTCAAAATGAAATTGGAGGAACAATAAAAAAGTCAAAATTGAATACTGATCAAGTATTTAAAAAATTATCATGCGGACCAACTCAGGAAAAGAATTTCACATGTTATACAACCAATGCATTAATCCAACTCAGAGACACTTGGAATGCGCGACACCCAGATGCCATGATAAAAAGCAATGATGTCGAAGATATATGGCATTCATTAAAATCGGGATTTGGAAATGTGTGTAATAAAGAATCATGCTGGTTGCGCCAATTGGCATCTGCATCTAAAGAAGTGAAAAACTTATTCAATTATTTTGCACCCGAAAGTCCAAAAACATGGGAAAAAAATCCAAATGAGTGGTTATCAAGTGTCGACATTTCAAAAGTCATGAAACAATATGAAGACACATTTCCATCTTTTGAATTTCTTGGTCCGTCTCCAATCGATTTTGATAAAACGCCAAAAGGAGAGAATTCGTGTGTTTTCGAAGAGTTATGCAAATTTGAAATGAAAAACTATTTGAATCCATCCGATCCAAAACATAAAATCGGAATTATTTTCAACACAGACCCTCATTATTTAACCGGATCACATTGGATCTCTCTATTTATTGACATGAAGAAACAATTCATATTCTTCTTTGATAGTACCGGTGATGCGCCTCCAAAAGAGATTACAAAGTTTGTTAAAAAAATCATAAAACAAGGCAAAGCGTTGGGACTACATTTCAAATACGTTGTAAATAATAAGGAGCATCAGAAACGCAATACGGAATGCGGAATGTACTCACTCTTTATGATTATTAACTTGCTCAAAGAAACTCGAACGCCTGAAGATTTCTTAACTACCATTTTCACAGATAAAGAAATGGAGAGATTTAGAAGTATTTTTTTTAATAAAGAGGAAGTGTAAACGAAAAAGTGTAATAATATATTTTAGCCTTTTTATATAATAATTTATTTTATAATATATAATATAATATATAAACCGGTAAATATGGAGTACGATTCTGATGATGATTTGTTAAGCGGTCCAGAACGAGATTTAAATGGATTTATTATTCCCGGACAATATGATTTCGGTTCTCCAGGTTCTGCTTCTGCTGTTGGGTTTGGTTCTCCGGGTTCTGCTTCTGCTGTTGGGTTTGGTTCTCCTCGTTCGATCGATATATGTAAGCACGGAAAAAGAACAAACAGCTGCAAAAAATGTTTTAATGACTTTAATGCTTATAGAATGGCGCAAGGTCTTCAACCAATAGCATGGGGAATTTTCTGCAAACACGGAATAAACAAGTATAAGATGACGAATAAGTGTCCAGATCCGGAATGTAATAAAAGGAGAACAGATGCAAAAGGTATTGTCGTAGGCGAAGAACCTCAACCTACGAATTTACAAGGTGTTATTCCCGAAAGTGCTCGAACATTCGAGCCCCCTGTTCCTAATAGTGCCGGTTTGTCTTTTTCGCCATTAGAAGTATCTCAAGTATTGCCTGTTAAGAAGAATTTATTTGGAACAAAGGTTTTTGATAGTAGTAGTGAAGAAGAAATGGGTGGTGGTGGGAGAAAAAAATATAGAAAATCTTCTAAAAAATCAAAAAGGAAATCATCTAAAAAATCAAAAAGGAAATCATCCAGGAAAGCCAGAAGGTCGTTAAAAAGGTAAAAGTAGACTAAATTTAATTAATTTTATTTTATTTTATAAAATTGATTTTTTATAAGATAGAAAGACATATATTAACTTTCTCACAAGTAAAAAAGAAAAAATGCAAGACACAAATGATGTTACCTCTGTAAATGCTCCAATTCCTTTACCCACCCCCTTGCAAATGTTTTATAAAAAAAATATATTATATTATTATAAATTAATAACTTATCTGATTATTAGGATGTTTACATATTTGAATTCGCTATTTTCAAAATCTAATCCTAAAATTTCTAAAGAAAAAAATCAAGACAATGAAGACAATAATAATTTACCTAGTCATGTTGCTCTTATTCCTGATGGAAATCGACGCTGGGCAAATGATAAAAAATTACCTACTTCAGTCGGTCATTCAACCGGGTCAAAGCGAATTTTAAAAAGTTATTTACTTGCTTTTAATTTAGGCATTTATTGCGTTTCTGTTTGGGGTAGTTCATATGAAAATCTCACTAAACGTTCGACTTTAGAAATCAAATCACTATTTAAAATCTATAAAAAGGGGTTCGAATCACTTCTTAATCGTCCCGAACTTCATGAAAAGAAAATCAGGGTAATGATTATTGGTCGATGGCGAGAGGTATTAGATGAATCTGTAATTGAGGTAGCCGACAAGTTAATGGATACTACAAAAATGTATGATGGTCATTCTCTTAATTTTTACATCGGATATAATGGAACACATGAAATGATACATGCAATCAAAGAAATTGTTGAAGAATCGAAAAAAGATGAAAAAATGGATATAACCGAAAGTGTATTAGAAAAATATCTTTGGTCTGGTTCTCTACCACCCGTTGATCTTATTATCAGAACAGGGGTTGATAAGGATCCTCATAATAGTGTTGGTTTTATGATGTGGAAAACAGCAAATAGTCAGTATTATTTTACAAAAATTAAATGTCCTGACTTTACCGAAAATGAATTTATGAAAGCAATTAAAAATTATCAGAATAGAGAACGGAGACTGGGAAAGTAAGTAAATAGTATTTATTATATTATTTTATAATTATAAAATATGTATAAAATAATATTTGTATATTTATAGAGAAATAATAGATACGTTTTAAATAAATATAACATGAAAATTAGAGAGTATAGTAGAAGAAAAAATAGGTATCGTAAAATACCGAATCGATATATTCCCCAACATTTGTCAGGTAAAGATAAACGAATTCAATTAAAAATGTTGAAAAAATCGAGACGAATGTATAAAAATAAAAAATATTTTACTAGAAAAAAGGTGGCATCCTTTAAAAATAAAAAGTCGTCTCATGTTCAAAACGCAGAACGAATATATAGTGTAAAAAATGTTACTCCGAGTCAAGAACTTGCACGAAAAACCGGATGTTCTTTACATGCTCTCAATCAAATTGTAAAAAAGGGCGAAGGTGCTTACTATTCTTCAGGATCAAGACCAAACCAGACAGCACGTTCGTGGGGACTTGCACGTTTGGCAAGTTCGATTACCGGCGGAAATGCCGCTATTGTTGATTTCCATATTTTAAAAGATGGATGTGACCATAAAAAGAAGGCATATCTTCTTGCAAATAAAAGAATGAAATAAAATGTATGTTTTTATTACTACTCTACTGCTGTTGTTAATATTCAATATTTATACTTTTTTATATATTTTATTTTAAAAGGTATTATTATTATAAATTTAATATAATAATAATAGTATAGAAGATAGATATATAAATTATAAATTATATAAAATGCGGACTCGTGCATTTCGGTCCAACATCTCACAAATGTCGGATGATGCAAAAACAGGATGGATACTTAATGCAATAACTGAAATTGAAACCTTGGATGACAAGTTAAAAGTATTAAGACGTAAAATAATGAAACTTCATAAAGAAAACAATGAACTTAAGGATGAAAATCAACGCCTTAATATGCAACTTGGAACCAATCAACTTGAATTACAATCCGGCAATGATGGCGCCGATGTTAATGTTGATATTGAAGAACTGGATGTAGACACACCATCTCCGCGTACGCCGCATTTGTCACCAGTAAATACGGAAGATGTTATTAGAAGTGTTAAAAGAAGATTAAAAATGACTCCTCGTAGTCGTAGTCGTAGTCGTCGTCATTCAAATCGTGGAGGTGGCAATAAATCACGAAAAACTACATGTAAATAAAAAATAAAATCTTTTTAATACTATTAAAAAATAATTCATACGACGTTGAATTATTTTTTGTTTTTTTGATTATTTTTTGTTTTTGTTTTTGTTTTTGTTTTTGTTTTTGTTTTTGTTTTTGTTTTTGTTTTTGTTTTTGTTTTTGTTTTTGTTTTTGTTTTTGTTT